TCAGGCCTCCTCAACGTCGTGATACTCTTCGCACGCCTGCAGCGTGTTCTGGATCAGGGTGGCGACGGTCATCGGGCCAACGCCGCCGGGAACCGGGGTGATGTAGGACGCGCGTTCGGCGGCATCTTCATACACCACGTCGCCGACCACTTTGCCGCTTTCCAGACGGTTGATGCCGACATCGACCACAATCGCCCCTTCTTTAATCCACTCGCCAGGAATAAAGCCCGGTTTGCCCACCGCGACGATCAGCAGGTCGGCGTTTTCGACATGATGGCGCAGGTTTTTTGTAAAGCGGTGGGTGACGGTGGTGGTGCAGCCGGCCAGCAGCAGCTCCATGCTCATCGGGCGACCGACGATATTGGAGGCGCCAATGACCACCGCATTGAGGCCGTAAGTGTCGATATTGTAGCGTTCCAGCAAGGTCACGATACCGCGCGGAGTGCATGGACGCAGGCGCGGCGCGCGCTGGCACAGGCGGCCAACGTTGTAAGGATGGAAGCCGTCGACGTCTTTATCCGGCGCGATGCGCTCGAGAACTTTGACGTTATCGATCCCTGCCGGCAGGGGCAGCTGAACCAGAATACCGTCGATGGTCTTATCGGCATTCAGAGTGTCGATAAGCTCCAGCAGCTCGGCTTCGCTGGTGGTTTCCGGGAGATCGTAAGAGCGGGAGACGAAGCCCACTTCTTCACATGCTTTGCGCTTGCTGCCGACATAAATCTGCGAGGCCGGGTTGCTGCCGACCAGCACCACGGCCAGCCCAGGGGCGCGTTTTCCGGCCGCAACGCGAGCCTTCACTTTTTCCGCAACCTCAGAGCGTACCTGCTGCGCAATCGTTTTACCGTCAATAATTTTTGCTGCCATCAGAGAGAGGATTCCATCTGTATCTTTACGAAAGGGGGATGAGGATATTTTGTCAGAAGCGGGCCTCGCTGTCAGTCCTCGTTTGCTGTTTTATCCTGTCTGAGGCTAATTTAGCCTGTTATGGCCATAGTTATTACATGGTTATAAGTGCGTTGCGCCTGGCCACTGAGTCGATTTACGCGCGCATTAGGCCCGGCGGTATGCTTCTTGTACAGTTGGTGGAGGATATTTCGCCAGCGTCGTATAAGCCCGCAGTTTCCTGGCAAAATGGATTGACTCAACCGACGTGGACCGTATAATTCCACGCGTTTCACTCCGCGAAGCACTCGCTTCTCAGGGCGCCCTTAGCTCAGCTGGATAGAGCAACGGCCTTCTAAGCCGTAGGTCACAGGTTCGAACCCTGTAGGGCGTACCATTAAGAATCAGTTACTTACGCCAGTTTTAAACCAGCCTGATTTCCTCCTTGTGTCGTATTTGTGTCGCTAGCGCCAAAAATGGCGTCAATTTTCCGTGCGTGTTCGGTCAGGTGGTTCGGCGCCAGGTGAGCATAACGACGCACCATCTCGATGCTCTCCCATCCTCCCATTTCCTGTAGTACAGAAAGCGGGACGCCGGACTGAATTAGCCAGCTCGCCCAGGTGTGCCGGAGGTCGTGAAAACGGAAATCCTCGATCCCCGCTTTTTTCAACCCGGCGCGCCAGGCGTTATTGTCATCCACCCGCATTTTTCTAACTGCGGGCGTCAGTGTCCCATCAGGTCGATGCTTTGCCGTCGTGTGAACAAACACCCATCGGGAGTGCTTCCCTATCTGATCCCTTAATACCCTGCATGCGGTATCATTCAGAGCTACGCCAATCGCCTTGCCCGCTTTTGCGTTCTCCGGATTTACCCATGCAACCTTTCTCTGCATATCGACCTGCTGCCACTCAAGCCCGATGATGTTTGAGCGGCGCAGGCCGGTTGCCAGTGCAAATATCACCACTGGCTTAATGCTCTCCGGCATGCACTCGATCAACCGCTCAGCTTCTTCTCTGGTCAGCCACCGTATCCGCTTACTGATCGGCTTGCGGGTTTTGATAACAGGAGCTGTTTTTATCCAGCCCCAGTCATTCGCCGCGGCCCTGAGAAGCGAGCGAATGAAGGAAAGGTGTTGCGCCTTCGTCGCCTGCGAAACCTGCCGTGGTTTGTACTCCGGAACAGGCTTGCCCTTCCTCAGCGCGGCATCACGCTTACTCTCCCACACCTGCAGGTGTTTACGGTTGATCATCCCGTTAACGGTTTCATGAACTTCCTCCGCCGTTATCTTCGAGACATCACGGCCGGAAAAATGCTGCAGCCAAAACTCAATTTTGGTTTTGTCATCATCCAGCGATCGCTTATGGTCCTTTTCCCGCAGCCACCGGATGCAGCATTCTTCGAAGGTTCTGACGGGCAGATCGCCGATCTGGTCAACCCGCCACGCTTCCGCCTTCAGCTTGTCGTGGAGCTCCTGAGCCTGCTTTTTGTCCCCCGTGCCAAGAGATCGCCTAACTCTTTTTCCTGACGGCGTAAAGAAATGACAGTGCCACACGCCGCCCCTGAGGGTGATTGACATAAAACTTCTCCTTTATGTTCACCCGCGTTCGCGATGACAGGATCGCGCGGGGTTTTCAAATATGCAATACACGCCGCCTCGGTCGTTCTGTACTTGTTGCCGACCTTGCGGCCGGCGAGTTCTCCAGACTCAATCAGGCGGTAGATCACCCGGGCCGACACGATGAGCAAATCGGCGGCCTGCTGTGCTGTAATCGGTCTATCAGACGCCATATTTCCTCCCGGTTACGCCGCCCGCTGTGAGCGCAGTTTCTTAATGTGTTCGCTCTGCTCCAGATCTGCCTTTATCTGCTGGGCCTCTTCGTGAGAGAGCGGCTCGAAATCATTATTAAAGCGGTCTATGCTTGCTGTGTTGATCCGCCCCTGGCGCCAGTAGCGAACCACCTTAGCGTCACTGCCGGCGACAATTACCGGCCATCCGTGGCAATCAGCAAAGACCTGGCCTCTCTGAATTAACTTGAACATCACGGCCTCCGGTGTTTACCGCGCAATTCCTCTTCTTTCTGACAGTAAGCTGCCGCGCTCATGCCGCCTCCAGATTCCCGATCCGCTTTAACTCAGCCAGCGATATGGACGTGATGATGTGTCGCGGGGTGATGTACGGGCGCCAAATAAACAGGAGCGAGCCTTTTGGGTTGCTCTGGCGCTTTCCTGTAACGGATGCAGGAACAAACTGAACACGGCCACCCGTTATCAGCCTGAGTTCATCAGCTGATTGCATGGCTGAAATAAACCAGCCGGTAGAAATGTCAGCAGGTAACAGCATCACTACGGCCTGAGACTGCGCCCGGGATTGCTCAGCAGCCTTTTCTACCCAAGGGCCGATATCGGAATAGGGCGGGTTACACCATATCGCGCCGCATGACGTCCATTCGCTGTTCAGCGAGTCATCCAGCTCAGTGATATAGTGAGCGCATAGCGCATTACTCTCAGAGGCTGCAGCATCCAGCCAGAAGCCAAACTCGCGGTCGAGCGCGTTGAAAATTTCAATCGGCGTTTGCCAGTAGTCACGTTCATTTTTTGGAGTTTTCGATCCGCCATAATCAGTCATTGCGCACCTCTTTTCTTGTCCAGCTCTTCAGCCAGCCTCTGAGCCTTTAACGGGTTTCTTACCACTTCACCCGATGGCATTAGCCAGCCACGATGAAGGACGGAGTACATGCACTTCACTTTTCCTACGGTTATGGCGTCGCGGTAATGTTTCATTCGATCTCCAGTATCATTCGCTTGGTCTCTGCCACAAGGGAGAGGAACTCATTCCTTCTCGCGCGAAGGCGGGCTATCTCTGATTGGCACTCAGCGGCCGTCAGACGGTAAACAATGAGTTGCTTTCCGTCAGGGAAATCAGAGCAGTAGCTGATGAAGTCAACCCAATCCCGGCCAGAGCAATCAAGGTGGCCGATTAGTTGCCATCTGTATGCCGGATCGAAGGCGCCGCGGGTGAGGGTGGCGTAGTGAGTGGCGGCAATTACCGACTTAATCTCAACCAACCCGTCCCGGCCAACGAGTCCGTCTGGACTATCCCCATACGTTTCGTGATCAAAGAAACCGCCGTTATCCACGTCGACGAAGTTCATCTCTTCGTACAGCATGCGAGCGATTGGCTCCTGTTCGTGGCCGCGCTCCATATGGTCGTTTGTGAATCCAAACTCAGACTTGCACCCTTTAATCTGCTCAAGAGCTAACTGAAGCGCATAACGCTTGGCTGGCTCACCAAACGCCTTGCCATCGTTAGCCATAATCAAGCCGAAGTTTGAAGCGGTAGCCTTCCCCAGGCGAAGAGCATCCCACTCTTCCCCGTTTTGCTCGACGTCATGCCAGATCATGCTGAGCACTCCTGTTCCAGTTGGCGGCGATGCTCTGGAGAAATGTCCATTCTCGCCAGCACTGCATCCAGGTTGCCATCGCGCTTGAAGGCGGCCTTAGCGTTATTCCATGCCTGCGTTTTTTCCGGCGAAAGCACAGGTTTTGAAACGCGCGCTGGGCTTAAGCGGAGACCTTCAACCGATTCCTTTCCGAACCTGACATTTTTATCGACGTAAACAGTGACTTTCACGCCGACCCAATCCTCAAGGAATGGCGATCCGGTAATGCTTTTCAGCATCTTGCTGTTGGTGGCATTCAGGATCATTGGCTTAAGCTTTTCGCCAGGGCGCAACTCGCGCTCCTCAAAATAAGCGGTGTTAAAAACGTCTTTAGTTTTTTTGGTTTTGTCGCTTTCTAACGTTGCCCGGGCGATCGTAAGCACCGTGGGCTCAACGATGTCGGCGCTGCTCAGGTATGGAGAGTCAAAAGCTTTTCGGTAGTGAGTTTTAGATTCAGACATTTCATGCATCCTTAAAACGGGCAGCCGGTGCGGTGATCCCAGTCGTATTCCGCCTGGGCGTAAGCTATTGCTGTGCGCAAATCGTTGTATACCTCGCCAGCCTTATCGCTACGTAGGCCTTCATATGGAAACGCCCTGGACGATGCAGACTGGCGCAGTGCCGCGTAAGGATCTTCCGGAAGGCTGTCAAAGACCTCTTTTGCCCGATCGTCAATCCACTTTTCCTTCTCTTCGGACAGCGTTTGTTCAGCCCACTTACGCTCTTCGATCACGTCGTATGCGCGGTATGCGTTCATAGCTCGCTCCTGAAATTTGGTTGTAAGAATCCCCGGCGCGATAAAAGCCGCCTGATAGCTCAGTTAAATTCGTGCGCTGATATGCGCGGTTAATGCGTCCCGGCTGGCACCAGGTTCGGCTCGATACTGCGCGAAGCGTATGGCCGGCGGATGTGGCGCAGATTTCCCTGCGGCTCATGCCAGTAGCTGCCGTCGCGATAGTCAAAGCTGACCAGCCAGGCGGCGCCGGTGCGGCGATTGCGCATCATCACGGCGCGTCCGCTGTTAGGAATTGAGTTAGCCATTGAACACCCCCGTAACGTGCAGAATTTTGATAATCAACGCTGTCCAGATAACGCCGCAGATCAGCAGGCAGTAAATCAGTGAACGAATGCCTTGTTTGCTCATGCGACACCCCAGCAAAATTCAAAGCTTACCCATGCAACCGCAATCACAAGCAGAGCAACCTTTAAGCAGAACCGGTGCCATGCAGGTACTTCGTGTTCTCGGATCATTCTTCAGTACCTCGAAAATTAATCTCATGCAGCCTGAGAAGCCCACGCCCTTGCGTCACGGCGATTAAGCCATGCCAACTTAACCCACAGGTCATGAACCCCATCACCTCGGCGAGTATTGCGGCATTTCTCGCGGTACCGGAGATACTCGGAATTGCACTCAAGGGCATATTTTTTTGCGGTCATCTCTTCACCTTTGCCTTAAAGCCGGCCAGCTGAGCGTTTGACTTACGTCCGGCGTTGCCGGTGTTGTTTGGATGGATTGATAATAGCAATGAGTATTAACCATAGCAATACGTATTGATATTATTTGATAGCTATTGCTATCAAATCATTGATAGCTAAATGAATTTATTTTTTCCTATTGTGCTGTTATGCTCAAAAAAACGCCAAAGAGGGTAGCGCCATGTCGAATGAGGATGAGTTTTTCGCAGAAATGCACCCGCAGATAGCGCAGGTCATCGGGATAGCGGTTATGCAACTGCTGGTTGAGAGGCGCGAGCCCTCAAGAGAGGCGCTGATAGAGATGATTCAGGTGTTGTGGCAGGGTGACCAGGTAGATCTGGCTGTAGAGCTGGCACTGGATGTGCTGATGCTGCGGGAAGAGTAAGGGCAATAAAAAACCCGGCTGACGGGCCGGGTTTATAACATTATAAAATGTTATGCAGCTTTTGCGGTCTGCTCAGCAAGCAGGGCATCGCGTCGAGCTTTCATTTCTTCAACAATTTCGTTAAGACGATTAGCTAAAGATAGCATGCGATCAAGGCTTTTTGATTTATCCATGGTCTCCTCCGGTTAGTGGGTCGACTAGAAAATTTGTAAGTTGCTAAGCATGGTTGAGCTTTGTGCACATAACTCTGGGTTTTTCTGTCGTATGTCATTGATTAGCATCTGCGATAGCAGTAGAGCTTGTTTCAAGTTAATGTCGTCATGCTGCTGCGCTTCTTTCTCAAGCTCGGTAATAATCTCTTCTAGCTCTTCAAGAGATGGATCTACAATCTTGCTGAGCATATCCATTCCGTGCTGGTCAAAGCTTCTGATAACAAACGCTATGAGATTAATGACAGCAATCTTCACACTGTTGAGCTTGATTTCATCTGCCGATGATCCAAGATCTTGGTTGTTAACGACTACTAACTTCAAATAAGACTGATGCTTACTAACGTCTATCTCGTTATGGGCCACTAACTATACTCCTTATATAGGATCTCGCAAAGAGGTTTTCAACCGTAAAAGAACAAAAAATGAGCGATTAGCTAGTGATTTCCACTTTTTTTGTTGACACGGTTTTGAGCATATAGATTGTTGTATTCATAATACACGAAGCATCAACCTTTGAAAGATGATGGTCTTAAAAATTACTTAATCGCTTCGATTGGCAGATCGCTACCCATGCTTCCTGTACGTCTTCGGCATTACCAAAAACACATCGAACTACCGGTCTGGCTCACTCAAAGTCATCCCGCTCATCCTTCCGCTTGAAGAAGATCTTATCCAGCCTGAGCACTATCCCCACCAGTCCGATAATCAGCAAAGTAATGAGTATTGGGATAATCAGATCAGACATGCTTCCTCTGCGTGCTAAGGCTTTACCCATGCTTCCTGTACGTCTGCGGCATGCTGCCGATCACCTTTCCGAATACCAATACCCGATTCATCTCGTCTTTTTCGATCGGGTCCCAGGCTGCATAGCTCTTGTTATCTGAGATAACCAGCAGCTTGTCCTTCATCTTCTGCAGGCGCTTGACGTGAGCAGTGTCGTCGTACAGGAAGGCGTATATCCCGTCGCCGTCGAAGCTCTTAACGCTGATGTCGACGAACAGCAGATCACCCGGCTCAATCGTGCCGGACATGCTGTCACCCCTGACGTTGATGATCCGGATGCTTTCAGCCTTACGTCCATCGAACATGTGGCGGGCTTCAGCTGGCTCATACTCAACAGAACGGAGAATCTCGACGAACTCCTGGTTCACGATGCCCGGCCCTGCACTAACCATAAGGTCCAGCACATCAATCCTGAATGCATCAGTATCCTGACTTTTAACCTGGGCAGCGCGAGGGAGCTGGCCGTCATCGCGCATCGGTCCATTTCCGGTTGATAACCATTCAGACCTGACGCCCAAAGCATTAGCTATCTCGACAATTTTTGTTGAACCCCTGGCGTTTCCACTCACCAGGCGCCAAATGGTTGGCTGAGCAATACCTGAGGCCTTCGCAAGCGCCCCTTGTGACATTCCAGCCGAAGCCATGGCCTCGTTTAAACGATCTGCAAGAGTTTCTTTTTTCATAATCTCAAATTTATACGCTTGCGTATTACTGGTCAAAACACGTTTTGCTATTGCTAAAACCAATACGCATTGCTATTATCATTTTGCACCAATACTTATAGGAATTGGAACATGACGAACAAAACCATCCAGAAGGCAATTGATATCGCTGGCAGTCAGAAAAAATTGGCCGATCTGTGTGGCGTAGCGCAGCCGACAGTTTGGCGCTGGCTGCATGGCGGCGGAATTGACGCTCGCTATGTAATGAAAATCGTGTCTGCGACCAACGGCAAGATTAAGGCGGCAGAGATCAGGCCTGACCTTGCTCAGTTGCTGAGCGCGCATTCACCGGCCGCCTAACCAGCGGCCATTCCAAACAACACCAGAGGAAGTATCACAAATGGAGAGTTCAACGACACGCAACAAATTGGAGGCTCAGAGGATAGAGAGCTGGTTACACAGCCAGATATCAGAACTGGGCACCACAAACATCGCGAAAGTGGCCGGCGTCAACAAATCGACGGTAAGCCGCTGGCGGGAAAATCTTCTGCCGAACATGTCGATGCTGCTGGCGATTCTGATTTCGAACAGGCCGGGAGAGAAGGGGGATTTTGAGGCATGAAGGGTAACAAAAAAGACGAAAGCCGCAGTGCTGACACACCAACGGCTTTCAGGCGAATTAACTGGATCAATTCACAGGAGTAATTATGCCTAAGAGCAATAGATTTTACCAGGCACAAACACACAAAAATGTTACTCGTGACCGTTTTGTCCGCTCGGTAAATCCGATGGTAGCTGAAAAGATGCGCGCCATTCTGGAAGAGCTGAAACGGAAGGGGGAAGGCCGTGAGTAACGTTCTCCGCATATCCGATTTTAGAGGGTCTCAGAAGCCCATGGAGAAACCTCAGCCATCAGGGCAGGGGTTGGTATTCCTGCACCGCAAAGTAAGAGAGCTGCCGTTCTACAAGAGCGACAGTGAAGCCGTCCATTTGTGGATCCATCTCATCATGGAAGTGAACGCAGCGGAAGGTATGGTCACCACTGAGTTTGGTGAATATCCAGTTGGTCGTGGTCAGGTGATTACCGGGCGCCATACCCTATCGAAAGACACAGGGATAACACCTGACCGGGTGAAATATCTTCTGAACAAATTCGCCAAAATGGGCATGATCACCACACTGGCAAACAAGAAATTTACCCTCTTAACCGTCACCAAATATGACGATTATCAGCAGTTTTTTGTGCCAACAGAATGCCAACAGAGTGCCAACGCAAACCCAGTAACCACGCTGCGTACAAGTGAGGTTGTGCCAACAGAATGCCAACAGAGTGCCACAAACAATATATTAAATAATATCTCTTCTACTGACGTAGAAGAGAGTGCATCAGCATCGCAAAAATCAGAACCAAAAAAACCGTCTCTCAGCTGTGAGCAGGTTGTTGAGGTTTACCACCGGGTTCTGCCAGAAGCACAAGGCATCAGGATCCTCACTGATAAGCGCCGTAACCTGATCCGTTCGTTCTGGCAGAAGGCCAACAAAATTACCCGTCAGCTTGATGGCCATAGTTTTACCCTGGCCGACTGGGAGTCTTACCTGAGCTACATCGCCAGTAACTGCCGGTGGATGCTTGAGAATCGCCCTGATCAGCGCACCGGGAAAACTTGGCGCCGCAAGTCGCTGGAATACTTCCTGAACGTCGATGTCTACGCCAAAACGCGCGAGGGGGCCTGTGATGACCTCTGATTTCATGACACCTCCGCACAGCATTGAAGCAGAGCAGAGCGTACTTGGCGGACTCCTGCTGGACGACGACAGCAGCGAGCGCACTCAGAAGGTGCTTTCGATCCTCAAGCCGGAATCTTTCTACTCGCGTCAGCACCAGGTCATTTTCGCTGAAATGCGCCAGATGTACCGCGACCATAAGCCGGTTGATCTGCTGACCCTGTTTGATGCTCTGGAAAGCAAGGGGCTGACAGAGACCGTTGGGGGCTTTGCATACCTGGCTGAAATGTCGAAGAACACACCAAGCGCGGCGAACATCGTGGCCTATGCAATGCGTGTCCGTGAGACCGCGATGGAACGCTACGGTATCGAGAAAACAACGAAGGCGATCGAATTGCTTTATGCCCGCAACGGCATGACGGCAGAGCAGAAATTTGACGCTATTCAGGGGTTGTTTACCGAGATAACCGAGCACGTAAAAACAGGTCGACGGACAGGGCTTCGCACGTTCTATGACGCTGTGAATGACTGGTCAAATGAGTTTGACGATCGGATGAAACCTGATGGTCGTTCCCGTGGTTTATCGACTGGGATCCGCTCTCTGGATGAGCTTCTCGGTGTGAAGCGCATTGTGCGCGGCAGCCTGTTTGTTATAGGCGCTCGCCCGAAAATGGGTAAAACCACGCTCTATACCCAAATGGGCGTTAACTGCGCCACGGTCGAAAATGAGCCGGCCCTGATGTTCTCCCTGGAAATGCCGGAAGGGCAGATGGTGGAGAAAATCACAGCCCAGAAGGGGCGGATCTCGCCGAACCTGTTTTACCCAGACATGACGAAGGACGACTACGGCTATCGGGGCGACTGGAACGGCGATCTGAAGAAAGCTACCGGCGTTATGGGAGCGCTGATTGACACCAATAACCTCCTGATTGATGACACACCGGGTATTTCACTGGCGCATGTCATGGCTGAGTCACGTCGCATCAAGCGCGAACGCGGCAAGGTCGGAATGATCCTCGTTGACTACCTGACGCTGATGACTGCCGATAAGGCAGAGCGAAATGACCTGGCTTATGGGCTGATCACCAAAGGCCTCAAGACGCTGGCGAAGGAGTTGGATTGCGTCGTCGTTCTCCTGACTCAGCTTAACCGCGAGCTTGAGAAGCGAACCAATAAGCGCCCCTTGCCGAGCGACTCCCGCGACACCGGGCAGATTGAACAGGATTGCGATTACTGGCTGGCCATATACCGGGAGGGCGCCTACGACGAGAACGCAAACCAGAGTGACACAGAGCTCCTCCTGCGCCTTAACCGGCATGGTGAGACTGGTGTTGTCTATTGCGAGCAGCGTCACGGGGCGATTTATGACTGCGATCAGGAAGCTGCCAGTCAGCGCCGGCGCGAGAAAGAGCAAAAACCAACCAAGCGGGGTGGATTTTGATGACAGGAAAAGACGCAATTCTGAACTACCTGAAAACGCATAAAACCTGCAGTTCTCCAGATGTCGCCGCAGCTTCCGGAATGACGCACACCTGCATCAACCAGGCTGCAAATATCCTGGCAAAGCATGGGGTACTGGTAGCTGAAGCTCGGGTGTGGCGGACGGTTTACTACCGGTTGGCCACCGAAGAAGAAATTGCAGGCAGAAAGAGTACTAACCAGATTTTCAACGAGTGTCGGCAAAGCCCGGCGATGAAGCGGGTACTGGCTGTTTACGGGAGAACATCAGCATGACTATCACACTACAGGCAGTAAACGAGCTCATTCAGTCGCTGGAGAGCGCAGGCGAGCTGTCGATCAGAGAGCAGAAGTTCCTGAAGCTGGCGAAAGCGTACCAGCAGCTGGCTGCGGAGAATGCGCGATATTCGATGTCTGCAGGTCATGCAGACCAGAGGATGGCTGAATCTCGCGCCGTGCGCTCTGCTCTCGGTTTTAATCCAGATGCAGACGATGTTTCCCCATCCGATCTGGTGGAAGCAATAAACCAAACCGTGGCGGAGTTATGCGTCATTCGCACTGCTCACCCTCAGCCTCTTGGCTCTGCAATGGACGCTGCAATCGATGCATTTAATGCTGAGGAAATGCCAGAGACCGGGATGCTCAACGCTTACTTCATTCTGCGTGACAGCATTCGCATCCCAACCCCCGCCACCGATCGCATCGTAGCCGGGATTAAGGCTGATGGGGTGGAGGAGTTCGTATCCAACACCGTGCATAAGATTTTTGATGAAAGCGATGCAGTGTCAGCTTTGGCTTACCTGTCCCTGGCTAATTCACATGTGAAGCAGCTGCGCGAGGGGGCCAAATGAGCAACGAACAAATGAAAATGGCAATCGCGAAGCAGTTAAATATCGCGCTCCAGAGTCTCAATGCCCCCGTTGAATTGCTTTGCATAGTCGGAAGTTATGGGGATACACAGACGGATTCTGATGTTCTTGAGGCGCTTGAGCAGCACAACGAGCGCGGAACCTGCATGGAAGAGATTATCGCCCCCGCATTCACTTGGTCTTCAAAGGAGGCCCGGCATGACAACTGATATCACCGAACTGACACAAGAATCTGCCCGCGAGTCGGGGAGTATTTTGATTATCGTCGCCGCCCGGATGGCGCGTCGTGAGTTTTTTACACCACTACATGCTCTCTGTGAATCAGGTAAGCGCGTCGTTAGTACCAGAGCGTTGTGTGATGCTGTAGAGCGCGCAGAAGAGCATATGGTCAGCCAAGTTTCGAAAATTGTTGATGGTCACGACAGGTTGACCAAAAAACTGAAAGAGGCTGAATCCCGAAATGCAGAGCTGGTAGAGGCGCTGGAGAAGGCGCAGCAGGGCAACGCAGAACTTGAAGCGCAAAACGAATATATCCGTAAGCGCTATCAGCAGTTGGATCTGCTGATCGGGAAAAATATCCTGGTTATGCAGGCTGCAATCATCGAATGGCAGGACACTGGCGATGCTAAAAACGGGCTGGCGTGGATTTATAACACGCTCTTCGGACCAGGCGAATTGCCTGATGAAGCGGAGAAAGACGCACAGGCTTATTTCGATCGCAAATATGCTCCGCTCGATGAAGAGCTTATGGCGCTTCACAAGTGGTTTTGGGAACAAAGCGAGGCGGAGCGTGCAGCCGCTGGCATCAAGGTGGAGGCTGAGTAGATGGCTGAAAAATCATCTTTGGAACGCCTGCAGGAAATTAATGCAGACAATCAACGCAGAGTCACGGTCAACGTCGGCGTTCTCAAGGCGGCGCGTAGAGAAATACAGGCTCACGTCAAGCTAAACGGCAAAGGAATCATGACGGATATGGTTCTCAACTCTCTGAACGCGATTATCGAAGGAGCCAACCAATGACCAGCAAATTAACCAGACTGACTGACGAAGAATTGGCAGAACTCGCGTTTTATGCAGGCGAGTCAACGTGCCACCCGGACCCGAATTACCAACTTGGATTTGAAAGCCTGGCAACCGGTAGCTCCGTCCTCAGTATCGTGCGTGAGCTACAGGAACGCCGCAAGGCCGCAATGGACAGCGAGCCTAACCGTAATCCTGTTCTGGCGTATGCTGATAGTTATCGTGATATGGCGAAGCAAGGCGTAGAGTCAGTCCCAATATGGAGCGTTATTACCGATCTGGAGCGAAACATAGCGCCGCTCTATCGCCACGCGCAGCCAGCGCCGGTAGTGCCGGATGAAATGCTTTGCGACTTTTACGAAGTCAATAACTGGACTGATTTGGTCAGAGAGCTGGTTAAGCACGTAGAGCAGTTGCAGGATTCAGCCAGGCGCAACGTGAAGCCGTGGGAGGACACATTCCCGGAAACACTACTGCCAGCTTATATCGAGAGAATTAAGCACGCTGATGAAGCCTGCCGCGCCGCCATGCTCAACGGAGGTAAGCCATGAAAGCCAAACTGCTGCTAATCAGAAACCAGCTGAGGATGGGGAACAGACTGTCATTCGCAGAAGCAATGCTCCTGCAGCGTGTCATCGACGTGTTTGTTTATCAGGCTGGCAACTCTCCGGCGCATTCTGGGCTCTGCCCGGAGCAAAGCGGTGTCTCTCCGGCGCAAGACGGCAACTCTCCGGTAATTCCGGATGGTTACGTGATGGTACCGAAGGAGCCTACAAAAGAGATGATTGATGCCGGGTGGCTGTATTTCATGGGCACCAAGAACCCCTCATCAAAAGGCGCGTACAAAGCCATGCTCGCAGCCGCCACGCAGGAGGTGAAAGGTGAGTAAAGCAGAACTATTCCAAAATCTACAGGCCCTCACTACCGACTTTCACACTCTGGCCTGTGAGCTCGATATTGGCGACGAGCGCACCGAGGTGTTCGAAATGTATGAGGTTTTGCGACGCATTCAACGCCGGGGCGCAGCTAGTGAAATGCTGGCGGCAACCAACCCTCTGCTATGCCCTGGTATTGCGGATGATGAGGATTGGGTGGACTTTGATGATGAGGATGACGACTGATGTCTAAATCCCCCGCAGAACGTAAAGCCTCCAGTTGAAATCAAACCCCTCTCCGGAGGGGTTTTTCTCGTATATGCTCATTTTGCTTTTATCCCCGGGAAGGGCGATAATTACCTCGTCAGCCTGAGCAACTGACGACTTACTTCCGGCGCCAAGTGGGGACACATGGCGCAAACACTGCAATTTGAGAAGAGTTATCAAAACGTACTGATTCCCGCAGAGCCGGGAACCAGCGAATACCTGCAACTTATCCCCGTAGGGCAACTGCTTTGCGGTGAGTTCCGCAAGCCCCGGAATTACGCATTCCACAAAAAGTTCTTCAAGCTTCTTACTCTCGGGTATCACTACTGGACGCCTTCCGGTGGACTCATTGAGCCCGCGGAGCGAACCCTCATATCCGGATTTATCGACTTCCTTTCATCCGACTTCGATCAGCGCGCTGCGCTCCAGAACGCCGCGGAGGAGTATCTCTCCTCGGTCGGTATCTCCCGTTCCCGCGATATGGCGCTGCTGAAACACTTCGAATCATTCCGCGAGTGGGCAACCATTCAGGCTGGCTTTTACGACGAATACCAGATGCCTGACGGTAGCCGTCGCCGTGTCGCAAAGTCGATCTCCTTCGCCAGCATGGACGACAGCCAGTTTAACGGCGTCTACAAATCAGTGCTGAATGTGCTCTGGAACTACATTCTGCGTCGCAAATTCCACTCGCCGGCTGAGGCTGAAAACGCCGCCAGTCAGTTGCTGAGCTTTGCAGGGTGATAGCTATGCAATGTCTTCTCGCCAAAGTAATGGAGCGCGGCATCTTCCGCGTACCGGCGCGCCGCAAGCGCAAGGTTGAAGTTAAGCCTTCCGACATCCCGACCCTGAAAGACTACACCGCCCGCCTGGTCGATAAGAAGTGGCTACGCCTGAGAGCACGGAGGCCACATGCGTAAACCTGCACGTCGTAAATGCGCCCACTGCCGCGAATGGTTCCATCCTGCCCGGGAAGGGCAGGTGGTATGCAGTTTTGAATGCGCCAGCGCGATCGGCAAAAAACAGACAGCAAAAGCCCGGGAGGCAGCGAAGGCCAGAGCGGTGAAGCGCCAGCGCGAATCCGAGAAGGAGGGGCGCCAACGTCGCCGAGCTAAGCGTGAGTCATTCAAGACAAAGGCCCAGTGGGATAAAGAGGCTCAGTCAGCCTTTAACCGGTACATTCGCATTCGTGATGAAGGTAAGCCCTGCGTCAGCTGCGGAAACCCGCTTATCGGCAAGAGCAACTACCTGACCGGCAGCGCTATTGACGCCAGTCACTACCGTTCCCGCGGCGCAGCGTCTCACCTGAAATTCAACGTGTTCAATGTCCACTCCGCCTGCACCCGCTGCAACCGGCAGTTGAGCGGAAATGCCGTTGAATACCGCATTCACCTGATTGAGCGCATTGGCCTGGCTCGCGTAGAGCGCCTTGAGGCTGATAACGAGCCGCGCCGGTTCGATATTCCCTACCTGCAGCGCATCAAATCCATATTCACCCGAAGAGCCCGCGCGCTGGAGAAGCGCCGCGCCCACCATCAGGAGGTTGCATGAAATTATTTACTCCAGTTGAGGCGAGAAGATTTGTTGCCAGTACTTGGTACGAAAATACGGATCTTTCAAAAAGAGAAAAGCTTTATGCGAAAGCGCGTGAGCTGATAAGCGGCGATCGTGCGGAGATTATCTGTCACACAGATAACCCAGAGTACCGAAAGTCAGCACGAGAGTGGTGGAAATATGACCATGGCTGATTTTGAGCGATACCAAGCAGAAAGCGTTAAGCGCGCCAGCCTGCCGCCAGTAGCAAAGCACAGTCAGAAAAAAAGAAATCAGTCGAATAAGTTCGATCGCATCTATCAGACCCTGGGAGAGACAGCATGACAGCTCAATACCTTGAATTTGTTCGCCAGCAGCTGATAGTGGCCACCACCGATCTGAGTGGTGCGACGAAAGGGCAACTGGTAGCCTTTGCAGAGAATGCGCAATTCACCGCTACAGCGCGCAGCCGGGGAAGGAAGAAAGTAGCCGACCCGGTAACCGGCCGCATGGTAAACCCATCCAGCCCACCAATTCCCGGGCAGCAGTCCCGCGCGAAAGGTTCATCAATCGCCCTCGTTCTGCCCATTGAGTATTCGACGGCAAGCTGGCGCCGGGCTCTGCTGTCGCTGGAAGAGCATCAGAAAGCGTGGCTGTTGTGGAACTACAGCGACAATATCCGCTGGGAGCACCAGGAGACGATCACCCGGTGGGCATGGGGGCATTTCAGCGACAAGCTGGCCGGCGTGCGCATTGCAAAGAAAACAGTCGACCGCCTTCGTCAACTTATCTGGCTGGCGGCGCAGGACGTCAAAGCCGAACTGGCAGGGCGGGAGACGTATGAATACCAAAAGCTTGCCGCCCTGGTCGGAGTGACCCCGAAGAACTGGTCAGAAACGTTTACGGAGCGGTGGGAGGAGATGAAAACTACCTTGCGGCGCCTTGATAGCGATGCCCTGTTGCAGGTAACGCGATCACGTTCACAACAAAAGGCGACAAATTTAGACTTAAGTCTTGCAAAACTGGATTAAATGCGTCATATTTGAGTCTACTTTGATATGCTGCCTTAACTTTAAGTGGCGGCATGAAGATGATAGTCACATACCAGTTTGTAAAATTAGCCTCGGCATTCCGCCGGGGCTTTTTTATGCCTGCGATCCGGTCAGGGCTCTTAGGTTGAGACGTGCTGCACGACACGTTAAAGCCCTTCCGCGCAGAGCCCTGAACCAGATTGCATCTGTCGTAGTTTGGTAATTATGTCTGGCTTCCACCCAGAATATGCGGGTTCGATCCCCGCCAGATGCTCCAATCCCTCAACCTTGGGACCATTACGGCTACCGCGCCGTCACTTTTACCCTTGGTATTTCTTCCCGCCTTGAGCGGGTTTTTTATTGAGCATGCCCAGACCCTCGGGAATCATCCCCGACGTGCTTTGTTGATAAATCAGCCCGCAGGGTCTGGGCCTCTTTCCCCCTTTTACGCACAGCGCCATCCGTCATCAACGGAGGTGAGGTTATGACAAAAATGAGCACCATTTACAGCAGACTTTCATACGGCACCGGGACCGCACTGACGGGCTGCGGTGTCTCAGCAAAGGCGTATGCCGGGGCAGTTAAGGCAGAGGTATGGATTTTGGCCGACAAAATAGCGGGGATGACCCTGAGTGACTGGGCAATTATTGTCGGTATAGCCTGCACCATTACCACCTGTGGGGTGAACTGGTACTACCGGCGGAAAGAACGCGAGGATCGGCTCAATGGCTATGACACCAAAACTGAGGAATAGCGTTATCGCTGCCGTCGGCGGTGGCGCCATAGCCATTGCTTCTGCACTCATCACCGGCCCAACTGGTAACGATGGTCTTGAAGGTGTGCGCTATGACCCCTATCAGGATGTGGTAGGCGTCTGGACTGTCTGCTATGGCCACACTGGCAAAGACATCATGCTCGGCAAGAAGTACACCGAGGCTGAATGCCGTGCGCTGCTCAATAAAGACCTGAACGCCGTCGCTCGCCAGATTAACCCTTACATCCAGAAGCCGATCCCCGAGACAATGCGCGGGGCGCTTTACTCATTCGCGTATAACGTCGGCGCTGGCAACTTCCAGACCTCCACAATGCTGCGCAAAATCAACCAGGGCGACCAGAAAGGTGCATGTGATCAGCTTCGCCGCTGGACCTACGCCAAGGGCAAACAGTGGAAAGGCCTGGTAACTCGCCGCGAGATTGAGCACGAAGTTTGTCTCTGGAGTCAAAAATGAGCCGATTAGCAGCCATTATCAGCGCCATTGTGATCTGCCTGATAGTCAGCCTCGGCTGGCTGGCCAGCCACTACCACGACAACGCCACCGAGTTCAAAAGGCAGCGGGACAAAGTGACTGAGCAACTCAGCCTGGCAAATGACACTATCGCTGACATGCAGACCCGCCAGAGAGACGTCGCTGCGCTCGATGCCAAATACACGAAGGAATTGTCCGATGCGAAAAAAACCATTAACGATTTGCGTCGGGATGTCGATTCTGGCGCTAAACGGCTGCGCATCGCCGCAACCTGCCCTGGAGTGCCAAAAGCCACCTCCTCCACCGGCGTGGATGATGCAGGAGCCCCCGAACTTACTCCAGACGCTCGACGGAATTATTTCGATCACCGGGACGGAATCGCAACCGCTGACAAGATGATTCGCGGCATGCAGGACTACATCAAAGAGCAGTGTCTTAAATGATTCGTTACCCAAATAACAGAGCCTGACTTCGGTCGGGCTTTTTTATGCCCGCAGTAAACCGCGCATCGCAGCGCATAACAATCCCGAGTCTTTCAGAAAGCTGAGCCTGAGAACTGCCGTATATGGTGGCGACCATCTCGGGGCGGCTTTTCTGTGCGAACAGGCTCATCTTTCTAAAAGGTAAAGACGCTATGAATAATCCGTCAGTTATTCCGGCCTTCGACTTCCGCGAAATGGTCACGACCCTCGACAACAAGATAATCACCACATCACTCAAGGTGGCGGATTACTTTGGCAAGCGACACAAAGACGTTTTGCGTGCCATACGTAACCTGAAATGCTCCGATGACTTCACCCAGCGCAATTTTGCGCCCATTGATTTCATTGATAAGCGATGTTCAGCCTATGTATAACATCACCCGCGACGGATGCATGATGCTAGTGATGGGATTCACTGGCAAAACAGCTGCCGCAGTGAAGGAGTGTTACATCAATGCCTTCAACTGGATGGCCGAGCAGCTAAACCGGCGCATGGCGATGGGTGAAGAATTGCAGCATTGCTACGCCATCAAAGAAACGCGCTCAAAGCTGAAAGGCACAATCGGCAGCCGGTTGATGAACGAGCGGAAGAAAGAGAAGCGCGTTCTGGAGCTCGAGCATGAGCACATCATGCAGGTGACGCAGCCAGAACTGCTGATTGGCTGATCGACATTACAGAGCCACTTCCAGAGGTGGCTCGATAATGTTGGAGGAAACCATGTCAACGCTTAAGGATTTATCCCGGCAGCTAAAGCAGCTGCAGAAGCAAATCCCTTTCGCCACGGCGCAAGCCATGACATCGGTAGTCGTTGATACCGCCTGCAGCTGGGTGCGGATCATCTACCTGACTGACCACGATATCGACGTGCTGGATAAGCAGACGAAGCGCGACATTCTGGCGCACAACAAATCAGTGCTGGCGAACTGCCAACCGAGTGAATACGGGGCCTTAAAAACGCGGCCTGAGTGAAACAGAAACAATAAAGCGAGGTGCTTTCATATGAAAAAAGAAGACCATGGGTTTATCTCGGTTACCAACTCAATCAACGAGGTAAAAAACCTGTTCGTGGGTAATGCAATCCCGAAAGAGGGTGAGGTTCTTGAGCTGGTGGTCATCAAAAGCGAAACCACCGATGACTCATGTGCATTGGTGCTCAAATTGCGCACAGTTCAAAAATAAGACGAGCTGATTGATGTGTTGAATATTTTGCGTGTGAATTGATGTATCTCATCAATTAAGCTGGTGGATGAATTCATTATGAATTTTCACTCACCGGTATCGGAGAAAATCGATGCATCAAACTTTAGCCAACGCAACGTTTCAGGTTATTGCGGGTGGATCACGCGGCAGTGGTTTTAGTTTCTTACGAGATGATTTAGTGGTAACAAATTGTCACGTTGTAAGGCCGCTGCTTGATTTAGAGAATAAAAGAACGCTTGGGCCAGCCACGCTGATAACCGAATCTGGACAGAGGCTTCCTGCCCAGATTAAACATGTAGATCTTGATAATGATTTTGCAGTTATGCAGCTATCGGAATCTCTTCCAGATGGTCGCGTGATACTGCAACCGGCTACTGACTTCAATCCAACAAGAGGAATGCGGTTGATTTTCGCGGGCTATCCACATGGATATGAGGAGCTATTAACGAGCGAAGCTATCATTTCAGCACCTTTAAAAGCAGGGCAATTTGCTATTGATGGAATGGTAAATGGTGGCAACTCGGGCGGACCTATTATTGACACTGAATCAGGGTTAGTTATTGGAATGGTTACTGCGCGGCGCTATGCAAGTGGCGAGAAGGCTGAACATTTGCAGCAAGAAGCAGCCCATTTAAGAGCTTACCTCAGCCAAACATCGCAAAATATGTCAGTAGCTATCATGGGTGTCGATTTCGGAAAATTGGCAGACATGTTTGGGCGCTCGCTACAGGTGATCACAGAACTGATGAACCTTAACGCTAACCCAGGGATAGGTATCGGATACCCTATATCTCCGGTTACTGAGGCAGCAAAACAGCAGCAACGAGCCTTCATAACTAAATTCTGACCTTTTTCTTATCTTATTTTTACTAGCTGCCATTCCAAGATGGCGGCTTTTTTATTGCCATCACCATGAGTTGGCCCATGGTAATGGCAATAATTCTTCAGATGCATGGGCATCGCTTTGGAACTGCAAGGCCAGTTGTCACTCTGGCTTCGCTGTCTGCTAACTCAAGGCTGGTGGCACAGAGCTTTTGATACCGGCCAGTCGTAAATCCTGTTTTGTCTGCCTGCCCCAGCAATGGGTTAATGGTTTTGCATGCAGCACGATGAATTCTGGTAAAACGGGAGTCACTTTTATTGCCCTGACCACTTGCTGATTTTAGGGCGTTAACAACAAACCCGTCCGGGTTATCACTCAGCCATTTCTTGTAGGCTGATTCGCTATCGTGTCGGCAATCACTTCTGAACACTTCAATCGCCATAGTACCTCTCCATGCATTTGGTATGGCCTTAATATATAACAAGGAATTCCCATGGCAACACCGGACTGGGAGGCCATCGAATCGGCATACCGGGCCGGAGTCCTTAGTCTCCGTGATATAGGCGATAAATACGGCGTTACTGAAGGGGCTATCAGGAAGAGGGCTAAAAAATTTGACTGGGTACGCAATAGCGGTACGCAGGTACGCAAAAATGGTACGCAAAGTGGTACGCAAAAGAGTAAGGCGCGTACCAGCGAAAAGCCTGCCAGCGCTGGACGTACGCAAAAAAGTACGCAACCAAAATCCGAACCTCCACCAGATACGAAACCGATACGCGGGGTGCGTACCGATCCGCCGACTAACCCATTTCAACCCGGCAACCAGCAGGCGTTAAAGCATGGTGGTTACGCCCGCCGCCTTCTGCTTAAAGATGAGGTCATTGAAGACGCGAAAGCGTTGACACTCGAAGACGAATTATTTCGCCTTCGGGCTAACAACCTTGTCGCCGCAGAGAATATTGGCCGGTGGTTGACCAAGCTGGATGATGCTGAAGGGGACCAGGAAAGAAAGGTGTTGATGGAAAATATCAGCGCCGCCGAGAAGGCGATGATGCGCAATACCGTTCGTATTGAGTCCATCGTCGGCACGCTTGCGACGGTAGGCAAAATATTTGCTGATACGGACTATCGCAAGGCTGCTACTGACAAGGTGTCGCTGGAGGCCGATCGTCTTCGCCGTGATGCAGGTATTGATGATGGCAACGGAGAGCGTGACCTCAATGACTTCTACTCTGACATCCAAACCGACGCTGAACCCGGTCCTGCGTAGCTTCTGGACGACGCAGGCGCGTAACAAAGTGCTTTATGGTGGCCGGTCATCGTCAAAATCGTGGGATGCCGCTGGCATAGCCATATTTCTGTCGAATAAATACAGCCTGCGCTTTTGCTGTGCACGTCAGATCCAGAACAAAATTGAAGAGTCGGTGTATACCCTGCTCAAGATTCAGATTGACCGCTTTGGCCTGCGGCATCGTTTCCGCATTCTGAACAACAAAATCATTAACCGGGTGACCGGGTCTGAATTTGTGTTTTATGGACTCTGGCGCAACATTGAAGAGATTAAGTCTCTGGAAGGTATCAGCGTTCTGTGGCTTGAAGAGGCCCACGCGCTGACGGAGTACCAGTGGAAGATACTGGAGCCTACCATCCGTAAAGAGGGCTCAGAGTGCTGGTTTATCTTTAACCCCGGACTGGTGACTGATTTCGTGTGGCGTAACTTTGTGGTCGACCCGCCAGAAGATACGCTGATACGCAAAATCAACTACGATGAAAACCCCTTTTTGTCCGACACCATGCTGAAAGTTATCGAAGCCGCTAAGCGCCGGGATCCGGATGGGTTTAAGCACGTCTACGAAGGCGTGCCAGAGTCGGATGATGATGCGGCCATTATCAAGCTGTCATGGATTGAGGCGGCTGTTGATGCCCACAAAATCCTGAATTTCGAGCCAAGCGGGCGCAAGCGTATTGGCTTCGACGTTGCCGATAGCGGCGCCGATAAGTGCGCTAACGTCTATCGTCACGGCTCAGTCGTGTACTGGGCGGATGAGTGGAAGGCGAAAGAAGACGAATTGCTGAAGAGCTGCCAGCGTACCTATCAGGCGGCACTGGAGCGTGATGCTGATATCGTCTACGACTCAATCGGCGTTGGGGCATCTGCTGGCGCGAAATTCTCAGAAATTAATGAGGATCGTAAGCGCGAAAACATGAATGCATCCCGCATCAATTATCAGCGATTCAATGCAGGCGCTGGTGTGAATGAGCCGGACTACGAATACATTGGCATCCCGAATAAGGATTTTTTCGCCAACCTCAAAGCGCAAGCCTGGTGGCTCGTAGCGGATCGCTTCCGTAACACCTTCAACGCGGTAAAGAACGGCGAGCAGTACCCGGTAGATGAGCTGATTAGCATTGACTCATCCTGTCCGCTTCTGGAAAAGCTCAAGCTGGAACTTACCACCCCTCACCGTGATTTTGACAAAAACGGTCGCGTGATGGTGGAAAGCAAGAAAGACCTCGCCAAGCGTGACGTACCATCGCCGAACGTGGCCGACGCGTTCATCATGGCGTTTGCTCCAACCGATACGGCAATGGATATCTGGGAAGCGCTGGGGAACAGCTAAATACCTGGAAATAACCGTATCACGCAAAATTCACGCTATTCATTTTTCGACCCTGTTTATGCATGTTTTATTCACGCGCTTTTAGCCACTTAACCCCGATAAATAAGCCTTTGGCGGACATTTCATCATGGGAGGGATCCGGCTGGTGCGGGTAACAGTCATTATGTTAAATCGGGTCGTTTTTTAACAAATTATCCTATCCTTCACGAGTACCGAAAAAGCCGGAGAATAGTCACCATGGCGAAGAAAACAGGACGAGTCGCCACGGCGGATTCGTACGATAACTTTGTTGCCCGTGTAGGTATGCAGCAGCCTAACCAGCATGCCGCATCGACCTACAGGGCGAACTATACCAGCCGCAACCGCCTGCTCATTGAGTGGGCTTATCGTTCCTCCTGGATTATTGGCGCTGCAGTCGATTCGAAAGCGGACGATATGACCAAAAAGGGCGTGCGGATCACCAGTGAGATTGACCCGAAACGCCGCGGCATTCTGGAATCACGGTTCGATGAGCTTCAGCTTTGGGATTGCATCAACGAGACGCTGAAATGGTCCCGGCTGTATGGCGGGGCGGTGGCGCTGATTCTGATTGAAGGTCAGGCACCGCTGACGCCGCTGGTGCTGGATAAGGTTGGCAAGGGCAGCTTTAAAGGTCTGGCTGTACTTGACCGCTGGATGATTAACCCACAGCTCACCAGGCGCATTAAGGCGCTTGGCCCTAACCTCGGCAAGCCTGAATTCTATGACATCGTGACGACGGCGCAGGGGCTTCCTGCGTGGACCGTTCACCACAGCCGACTGATCCGCATGGATGGTGTGAAACTGCCGTATCAGCAGAAAATCACCGAAAACGAATGGGGGATGTCCATTGTCGAGCGCATCTTCGATCGCCTGACTTCCTACGATAGCACCAGCGTCGGAGCCGCCCAGCTTGCCTACAAGGCACATCTGCGAACGGCAAAGATTAAAAAGCTGCGTGAAATTATCGCCACGGGCGGTAAGGCGTTTGAAGCGCTTATCAAGAATATGGAAATGGTCCGCCAGTACCAGACGAACGAGGGGATGTCCCTGTTTGATTCGGAGGACGAATTTGAAACACATTCCTATTCTTTCGCGGGCCTGTCTGACCTGCTTAGCGAGTTTAAAGAGGATATCGCGGGTGCTGTTGGTATTCCTCTTGTCCGTCTGTTCCGCCAGTCACCGAAAGGTTTTTCAACCGGTGACGCTGACCTCGCGAACTACTACGATGACGTGGGAACGCTTCAGGAGCGAGATTTACGGCCTCACATCCGCCTGTTATTCGATGTACTGCATCGCTCAGAGTTTGGCGAGCCGTTGCCGCAAGATTTCACCTTTGAGTTTAACCCCCTGTGGCAGATGAGCGACACCGATCGCTCCACGGTGGCGACCAACACAACTACCGCTCTGGCAACCGCGGTGCGTGATTTGGGAATGTCGCCGGCTGCTGCGCTGACCGATTTGCGCGAGCTGTCTGACGTTACCGGCATCGGTGCTTCAATTAGCGATGAGGATATCCAGAATGCGGCGAAACAGTGGCAGGAGACTGAATCTGAAACCAGCCCTCCGCCGCCGATCGGAGGTCCAGTATCAGAAAAGCCTACTGGCGATAGTCGACCAGATAAATCAAATCGTCACGGGCTCCTACGATGGTTCACAGGCAAGCGCTGAGAGCATTGCTAAATCGCTTGTTGACTACTCGGTGGTGATCGACGACTGGGCCGAAATGGTCGGTCGAAAGATGTTTGCCCAGGTGGAGCGTGAAGAGTGGAATCAGTGGCGTTCTGTTTCGGAAGAAATATCCGCTGGTCTGCGTGACGTGATTGGTAACACTCCTGTCGGCATGGTGGCACAAGACATCGTTTACCGACAGATTCGCTACATGAAGTCTCTGCCATTAGAGGCGGCCGGACGTGTCAGGGAAATTCAGGAGCGTGCGATACAGGCTGTCATCCATGGTGAGCGCCCCGATCAGCTTTACGAGATGATCATGCAATCCGGTGACGTGGCGGCCAGCAGGGCGCGGATGATAGCCCGCACTGAGATAGGCCGCGCCACTACCGCATTAACTCAGGCTCGGGCACTGTCCGTTGGTTCTGAGGGGTACTGGTGGCGCATCAAGGGGGCTGGTACCAGGACATCGCACCGAGGAATGAAAGATAAATTTGTGCGCTGGGATAACCCGCCGACGCTTGATGGTATGACCGGCCACGCCGGATGCCTGCCGAACTGCGACTGCTGGCCAGAAGTGCAGATCCCAGAACCAAAAAAATAACAGGCCGCCAATGAGCGGCCTTTTCAATACCCGCAATTCAGCAGGTAACCCATGAAATATTTCTTTAAAACCCGCCTGGGTAATACCCGCTTTCAACTTGCTGATGGGTCAGTCCTGTTTAAGGACGTCCCGATCGCAAGGACTGGTGAGCAGGTATATGGCGCAGAGGAGCTGCCTGACCTGCAGCCTGATAGCCACGGACTCATAACCGTACGGCGCACACCTGAAGAAGTTTTCAGCGAGCGCACTATCGCATCGTTTGAGGGTATGGCCGTCACGATAGGCCACCCCAAAGACTTCAGCGGAAACATCATCTTCGTCACGCCAGAAAACTGGCGGCAACTCTCTAACGGGCACATCCAGAACGTTCGCCGAGGCGCGGGTGATAAATCAGACCTGCTGCTGGCGGACGTCATTGCCAAAACGCCTGAGGCCATTCAGGCAGTGGAGAACGGCGACGAAGAGGTGAGCTGCGGTTATGACGCTGACTACCGACAAATCTCGCCGGGCATCGCAGAGCAGTACGCGATAACCGGTAATCATCTGGCCTTTGTCCCTAACGGGCGGGCTGGTTCACGTTGTGCATTGGGAGACGCTATGCCGAGCACTACTAAAAACTGGTTTACCCGGCTGTTGAAGGCCCGTAAAACCAACGATGCCGCCGAAATGGCGAATCTTATCGACAACCCGCCTGATGATGTCACGGGCGATAACGATGTATCGACCTCTATGACACCCGGCGGAGTGATCATTAACCTTGCGCCGCAAAATCCGCTTCCCGGCCCGGCATTGTCTGGTACCGGCGATGGCGAAGAAGAGATTCCTGCATGGGGTAAGGCGCTGATTGAGGCGGTGGCCAAACTCACGCCTGCGGCAACCGCTCCTGGCACCGGCGATGCCGAGGACGAAGAGGAGAAAAAGGAAGAAGAGGGTAAAGTTACCGGCGACGCCGCTTACCGTGCCGATCTGATTCAGCCAGGCATCCAGTTGCCAGAAAAGGCGAAGCCGACAGCATTCAAGCGCCAGGTGCTCGCCTCTGCCGATCAATCTCTGGTGCGCTCTATTGTCGGTGATGCCGATATCAGCAAGCTGAAAAAAGCCACGGTGGATATGGCTTTCACGGCTGTTTCTGAGCTGGCGAAAAACCGCAATACTAAAACCGTCGACAGCCTGCAAACGCAGACTGCCACCACTGTTAAAACCATTGCCGGTATGAATCAGGCCGCGCAGGAATTCTGGTCTAAACGAGGCTAACCAATGGGTAATACATTTCTTTACCGGATGCCAGCGGGCATCGCCGGGGCAATTTCTCGTCCGCAGGATCTGACGGTTGAACCTCAACTGCTGGACTCCTCCAACCTTTTTCCCGCTTACGGCCTTGGCGGCAAGATTTCCTCCGGGAAATTTGTGCCAATCGCTGCGAGCGATACAGCGTCGGTGCTGGCGGGCATTTACGTTCGTCCGTATCCGACCGCCAGCCAGCCAGATAAAGTCCAGCAGGTAGGCAGCGGTAAAAACTTCACCGGCGATTGCCTGGTGCGTGGTTACGTCACGGTAAACATCGGCGCGGATGCATCCAGCGTTGCGCTGCATGGCCCGGTCTACATGCGAGTGGCCACACCATCCGCCTCAAGCCCTCTCGGCGCGTTCCTTGCCGCCGCTGATGGCTCGAATACCGTCCAGATCACTAACGCTTACTTCAATGGCCCTGGCGACACCAGCGGCAACATTGAGCTGGCCTTCAATATTTAAGGAAATCGCAAATGCCAATGACATTTGACCAGGCGACAGTCGACGGCACTGGTGCCTTTCTTGTCCATGAGCTGGAGCGTCTCGATCAGACACTGAATCTGCCGCTGGTGAATTTTACCTGGTCGCGCGATATCCAGTTGCGTGAAGACGTGTCTATTGCTGACGAGATCAGCTCGTTCACTAACACCACTTTTGCTGCTGCCGGTACGCCGAATGCCAACGGCAAAAACTGGCTTAGCAAAGCCGCGACCGCGATGGCTGGACTTAACGTCGACATCGCAAAAACTGGCTTCCCGCTTACCCTGTGGGGTATGGAGCTGGGCTGGACCGTTCCAGAATTGCAGGCAGCTGCGCAGGTTGGTCGCCCGATCGACACGCAGAAGTACGACGGTATGCAGCTGAAATGGAACATGGACACGGACGAGCAGGTTTATATCGGCGATTCCGGTCTGGCGGTAAAAGGCCTGCTGAACCTGACGCAGGTAACACCGACCAACGCCGCGAAGACCTGGGCGACCTCCACCGCTGACGAAATCCGGGCGAGCATTAATGCCGGGTTGAGTGCTGCGTGGGCCAACTCAGCTTACTCCATGGTACCGACGGACCTGCTGATCCCGCCGGAGCAGTTCTCTCTGCTGGCAAGCACCATCGTATCCAGCGCTGGTAACCAGTCCCTGCTGACCTATCTGGAAACCAACACCATCGCATACCACCAGAACGGGCGTCCTCTGAACATCCGTCCGGTGAAATGGGCGAAAGGTCGTGGCGTGTCGAACTCTGATCGCATGATGTTCTACACCAACGACAAGAAATACGTTCGCTTCCCGATGGTTCCGCTGATGAGCGTGCCGATCCAGTATCGCGGCCTGTATCAGCTCGTAACCTATTACGGCAAGCTGGGTGCAGTAGAGCCGGTTTATCCGGAAACTCTGGCCTACGTCGACGGCATCTAACCTGCGGCGGCCCGAAAGGGCCGCTCATGAGGACTTGCAATGAAAAAGATTTACGTACTCTCCCCGTTTAACTTCAACGACGGCAAAGAGCAAACGCATTTCCAGGTTGGCTTCCACGACGTCGATGACACGGTTGCTGAGCACTGGTTCGTAAAAGCGCACTGTTCTCCGGATGGCGAAGCGCCAGCGATTGCAGAAGACCCGCGCATTGCTGAGTTGGAAGCAAAAATCGCTGAGAAAGACGCGCGTATTGCTGAACTCGAAGCGCAATTGCCGGAGACTACTGATAATGGCAAGAAATCAAAGTCTGCCGACGCCTGAGCAGTTCAGGTCAACCTTCCCCCAGTTCGCTGACGAAACAAAGTACCCCACGCCAATGATCCAGGCTCGACTGAATCTTGCTGATGCCATGCTGAGTGAGTCGCGCTTTGGCGTGGATATCTTTCCCTACATCGTCGGGCTGTATGTTGCGCACTACATGTACCTTTACGCCGCCGATATGCGTGGTGTGGCTGTGGGTACTGCTGGTGGCGTAAATAGCGGCATACAGACCGCGAAATCAGTGGATAAGGTTTCAGCCAGTTATGACGCAAGCGCAACCCTGGACCCTAATGCCGGTTTCTGGAACAACTCCCGGTACGGATCGGAGTTCTGGGAATTCCTGATGATGTTTGGTGCCGGAGCGGTTCAACTGGGGACGCCGGAATGAAAAGCGGGCTCACAATTCGGGAAGACAATTACAGCAGCGTTCTGGATGCGCTGAAACAGCTGTCAGGCACTGATGTACTGGTTGGTATCCCGGCAGGTCCTCCGCGCGATGATGCGCCGCTGAGCAACGCTGAGCTGGGGTATCTCCAGTCCACCGGGGCAACCGTAGAGATAGACGGTGAGACCGTTACTCTGCCGCCAAGGCCATTTCTGGACATGGGTATTGAGGATTCCCGGGATAAAACGACCGAGCGTTTAAAGCTGGCCGCTCAGTCTGCGCTTGAAGGTAAGGCAGATGTGGCGTCGATGCATCTTGAAGCCGCAGGCCAGATTTCGCGTGATGCCTCAAAGGCTGTCATTGAGGCAGGCGATCGTCTGACCCCACTATCTGAAAAGACCATCAAGAAGCGCAGAGAAATGAAACCGCCTATCCCTGGCGACAAGCCGTTGAGGGCCCGCGGATTCCTTTTCAGAGCGATTCAGTATGTCGTGAGGAAAAAATAATGCCGTTTCTCGATGTGACTGATGTTCTGCTTGATCCGGACTTTGTCGACCTGTCCCTGGTGTGTTATCGACAGGTGCAGACGGTGGACGAAGATAATTTTCCGACCAATACCGCGCAGGCTATTCCGTTCTCTGGTGTCGTAACCGTCGATCGCTCGCTTGAGGCTAAGCGTATGGCCGCCGGACAGAACATCAACGGGGCCATTCTCATCGTGACGCAGTTCAGGCTTACTCAGGGGCAACCCGGATTAGATGCCGATATCGTAACCTACCGCGGGCGAGATTATCGTGTGACGTTTGTCGACCCGTATACAGCGTACGGTGCCGGGTTCGTTCAGGCGCATTGCGAGCTGCTGGAATTTGACGGGGGAACGCCGATTGAGTAACGACAGCACAACGGCGGGATATCTGACCCCCGTCGGTGATTCACCGCCCTACGATGAGGATCTGGAACGGCTAATCAGCCGCTGGATACGGGGTGTGACAGGGCTGGCTGTCACGCTGGTTTACCCACGCTGGACTGACCCGCAAAAGCAGATACCCAAAAACGGCACCACCTGGTGCGCGTTCGGTATCACCGGCATTCAGGAGGACTTCAACCCGGCGTACGTGCAGGGCGAAGAGAGCACCGAACAGTGGTCGCATGAGACCGTGAGCCTGATCTTGTGCTTCTATGGCCCGCAGGGGCTGGCAATGGCCACGCGCTTTCGTGACGGTCTGCTGGTCTCGCAGAACAATGACGAGCTCAACCGCTCAGGCCTGACATTTCTGCAGCATGGGCGGATCCTCAATCTGCCCGAACTCATCAATAACCAGTGGGTGCGCCGGTACGATATCAGCGTTGACCTGCGCCGCAAAATCATCCGACAGTACGGCATTCAATCGCTGGTCGACGCGCCAGTGCAATTTTTTGGAGATTAAAACATGGCACAGGGCTTACCTGTTTCCAATGTCGTTAACGTTGACGTCATCATGTCACCGGTAGCGGCAACGGGGCGAAACTTCGGTGCGCTCCTCATTCTGGGAACCTCTACCGTTATTCCGGTTACCGAGCGCATTCGCCAGTATTCGGCCATTGAAGATATCGGCGATGATTTTGGCATTGACTCCCCGGAATACGAAGCAGCGACCATCTTCTTTTCACAATCACCAAAACCGACGCTGGTCTATATCGGCCGCTGGGCGAAGACGCTGGCGGAAGGTGAAGAGGGCACAGTTGAAACGCTGCTGCAGGCGGTTAATGCCTCTCTGCAATATACCAACTGGTACGGTCTGGCGATTGCCGACAGTGCCGTTCTGGTTGAGGCTGACGTGATTTCGGTTGCTGCGGCGATCGAGGCATCCAGCCTGAGTCGCATTCTGGCCGTTACCACTGATGATGTGAATGTGCTGGTCTCGGGGAATACCGACAACATCGGCTATAAGCTGAAAGCCGCCGGCTACAGCCGTACGTTCTGGCAGTACAGCTCCAGCAGCAAATACGCCGCTATCTCGGCATTTGGCCGTGCGTTTACGGTGAATTTCACCGGCAACAACACCACGATCACCCTGAAATTCAAAACCGAGCCTGGCGTGACGTACGAAACGCTCACGACCGCGCAGGCGTCCGCTATTGATGCCATTGACGGTAACGTCTACGTCTACTACGCCAACGATACAGCGATTATCCAGCAGGGTGTCATGGCGAACGGAGACTTCTTTGATGAGCGCCACGGCCTGGACTGGCTGCAGAACTACGTGCAGACCAACCTTTACAACCTGCTGTACACCTCGACTACCAAAATTCCGCAAACCGACGCGGGCGTAACCCGGTTAATGACCAACGTCGAAGCCTCACTGGATCAGGCGGTAAATAACGGCCTTATTGCTCCGGGTGTATGGAATGGCGGCCCGATCGGCCAGATTGAATCAGGTGACACACTGACCAAGGGTTACTACGTCTACGCCGATTCAGTAGATAACCAGGCGCAGTCCGACAGGGAAGCGCGTAAGTCGCCGGTGATTCAGGCGGCGATCAAACTGGCGGGTGCCATTCACTATGCCGACGTGCAGATCAATGTGGTGCGATAAGGAGCGACCATGAGCGGAACCTATAGTTTTATTGACGTCTCGGCATCCCTGACGGGCCCAACCGGCAGTATCGATCTGGGCTACGGCTCGGCGAACTCCGAAGAAGGTATTACGGTTGCGATGACCGAGGCAAAAAACACCATGACCGTCGGCGCCGATGGTGAGGTGATGCACAGCCTGCACGCCGGTAAGAGTGGCACCATCACAGTTACCCTGCTGAAAACGTCCCCGGTGAACAAAAAACTGTCCCTGATGTATAACGCGCAGAGCCAGTCCTCGGCGACCTGGGGTAATAACGTGATTGTCATCCGAAACAAGGTGTCAGGCGATATCACCACCGCGCGTAGCTGCGCATTCCAGAAGCAGCCGGATCACGCTAACGCCAAGGTTGGCAATACGGTGTCGTGGGTATTTGACGCCGGTAAGATTGACCAACTGCTGGGGGAGTTTTAATCGATGGAATTTGAAATTAAGGGCGTTAATTATCGAGCCGCCAAACTCGACGTATTCCAGCAACTGAAGGTAAGCCGTAAGCTGCTGCCGGTGCTGGCCGGGCTCGTTAGCGAATTTTCCACGCTGAAAGCGCAGGCCGCTGCGGGTAACTCTGGTGCAGTGCTGGAAAGCGTACTGCCGAAAATTGCCGATACGCTGGCAGCTCTGCCTGAAGAGGACGTTAACGCGGTGATTCATCCGTGCCTGGGCGTTGTTATGCGCCAGCATGAAAAAGGGTGGGTGAAAATTTTCGATCAGGGCGCGCTGATGTTCGACGATATCGACCTGTTCACGATGCTGCAGCTGGTGGCGCGGGTGGTCGCCGACAGCCTGGGAAATTTTTTGAAAGAACTCCCCGGCAGCGGGACGCCTACCCAGCCATAGGCCCTGTCCTCGAATCCATGCCAGAAGGTGAGGATTTCCTGATGCGCCCGGTGGATGCCGGGTACATCCCTTACACCGCCCTGAAAGATGGATCAGTAGACCTGGCTGATATTGCCCGTATGAATGACTGGCTGGACCTGAAAGCCGATAACGAAAACCGTATAGCGAAATGGAGAGAGGCTAATGAACGCTGAAACGCTCAAGGACTTTCTGATCTCGCTTGGGTTCAAAGTTGATGAGGCTGGCGCCAGAAAATTCGATGCCGTCGTTGCCGGGACAACGCTTAAAGCGATTGAGCTGGGCGTCAAAGTTGAGGCAGCGGCGCTTTCCGTCGTTGCATTCACCGCGAAAATTGCCAGCGGTCTCGACGACCTGTACTGGGCCTCTCAGCGCACAGGCGCGACGGTGGAGGGCATTAAGCAGATTGGGTATGCGGTTAGTCAGGTTGGCGGCAGTGTCGACGGGGCCCGCGGCTCTCTCGAAAATCTTGCCAGGTTCATGCGTAACAATCCCGGCGCTGAGGGTTTCCTGAACCGGCTGGGGGTTCAAACGCGTGATGCCAGCGGCAACATGCGGGATATGGCGACGATCTTTACCGGCGTCGGCCAGCGTCTTAGCAGCATGCCGTATTACCGCGCGAACCAGTACGCTCAGATGCTGGGTCTGGATGAAAACACCCTGATGGCAATGCGTCGCGGTATCGGCCAGTTTAGTGGCGAATACACCGCGATGGCTAAGGCGATCGGCTATAACGCTGATGTGGCCGCCGTCAGCTCCAATAAATTCATGACCTCGCTGCGCTCCTTTGGGCTGATGGCAGGCATGGCGCGGGATAAAATCGGCTCCAGTCTCGCTGATGGACTTGCTGGCTCTCTCGACAGGCTGCGCCGCCAGATACTGGAAAACTTCCCGAAAATTGAAGGCGCAATAACCGGTACGGTGAAAGGAATTCTCTGGGCTGGCGAGATGGTAGGCAGGGTAATTTACCGCCTCATCCAGTTGGGTCAGGGTATCAGCGACTGGTGGGACTCTCTTGATAAGCAGTCGCAGCAGCTGATCGAACTAATTGGAGCGCTAACCGCAGCGTGGTGGATGCTCAACCGCGCTATGATCGCATCGCCGATTACGTGGGTTCTCGGTCTTGCCGCTGCCATAGCTTTGCTATGGGAGGATTACCAGACCTGGAAGGAGGGCGGTAAGAGCCTCATTGACTGGGGTAAATGGAAGCCTGAAGTAGACGCAGCACTGAAGATGGTCGGTGACCTGAAACAGACTGTCCTCGATCTCGGAAAAGCGCTGGCAAAGCTGCTCAATATCGACCCTAAATCCTGGTCTTTGAAATGGGATTTCAGCAACTTCATTACCCAGATGGGTGAGTTTAGCAAGATGCTGAGTATGATCGGCGACCTGCTTAACGCTATCAAGGACGGTCGCTGGTCGGATGCTGCAAGTATTGGCAAGGCTCTTCTCAAACAAGGTAGTAACCAGCCTGATGCGCTGCCCGGCGTTTCTGACAGTGCCAATAGCACTGCTGACTGGATAAAGGATAAGACAGGATTTGACCCGCGCAGCATAGGCCGTTTCTTCCGTGGCGAGGGGAATACGCTTGCAGATCGCAACAATAACCCCGGCAATATTCGGCCCGTAGGCGGTGGTGGCTTTCGTGCGTTTGGTTCTGCGCTGGAAGGCTGGGAGGCCATGAAAAACCAGCTCATGCGGTACTTCACAGGGAAAACGACCGGGCGCCGCCTGCAGACTATCATGGATATCGTCAGCACCTGGGCGCCTGCGGCCGATAACAACGATCCTGCCAAATATGCCCGTGACGTTGCTGGCTGGATGGGTGTATCGCCGACGGCAGCATTAAACCTGTCCGACCCCAATACGATGGCTATGCTCATGCAGTCTATGGCCCGCAAAGAGGGGTATTCGAACTGGAATAGCCCGCTTGCCCATCAGGCTGCTGGAGCGCAGGTGAATCAGCAAAACACCTACAACATCTATGGCGGTAATGCGCAGGAAATTGGACAGGAAGTCAGTCGCCGCCAGCTTGATGCTAATGCCAGAGTGCTGAGAAATAACCAAACTGGAGCAGGATGATGGATATTCTTTCTACTCTCTTTCAGCAGCAGAGCAGGCGGATCGGGCTGATAGTCCCCAGTGTTGTTATTTCAGAAAAGCACGATGACTCTCTTGAAATAACCGAGCATCCCGTAGAGGTTGGCGCAGCAATTTCCGACCATGCATTTCGACGTCCTTCGGAAGTGGTAATGCAGGTCGGTTTTGCTGGCGGCGGTTCCTTACTTGACTTCGTAGATACATCTTCTCTTGGGCTAAGCGTTGGTATTGGCCCGAAGGAAACTTATCAGGAACTGTTAAATCTGCAGAGCAGCAGGGTGCCTTTAGATGTGGTGACCGGTAAGCGGATTTACACCAATATGCTGATCCGTGCGCTTGAGGTCACTACCGACAGAACGTCGGAAAATATTCTCTCTGCCGTGCTGACGCTCCGGGAAGTGATTATCACAAGCACAACCACCACGCAGGTAGCTCCAAAGTCCAACATGAAGTTAGGGGCGAACACCTCAGCCGTGCAAAACTCCGGGGTGAAAACGCCAGTTCAAAAAAATGAATCAATATTGAGCCGGTTAAGTGGCTTTGTAGCGGGAGGGTAAATGACGATCAGCGAAATCCCTCTTTCTCCGGAAAACCAGCGATTCTCCATATCCGTGGCAGGTCAAAGTCTGCAAATGGCTGTGACCTGGCGTGCTGCTTTCTGGTGTCTGGATATTATGGATAGCAGCGGTGCGGACCTGATAAAGGGGATCCCGCTTATCACCGGCGCCGACCTGCTGGCGCAGTATCGCTATCTCGGGCTTGGCTTTTCGCTTTATGTGGGCTGCAACAACCAGTCCAGCGAAAACCCAACTGAGGCCGATCTGGGTATTTACAGCCATCTTTATGCGGTAACGGAGTAAAAATGTCTCAGAACTGGATGCGGCACTTCGAATTGCAGTTAGTCGATTCGAAGGGGAACGCTACTGATTTTGGTAGCTTCAAGAGTACTTTTACTATCGACTGGTTTAATCTCAGCAGCGAAACGCGAGTAGGTACTTTCAAAATCTATAACCTTTCAGCTGATACCGTAAACCGGATCGTCGGAGAGGAATTCTCCCGGATTAGGGTTATCGCTGGTTACGATGGTCTTGCAGCTGATGTTTCCGCCAGCCAGGTAGGCGTCGCCAGGACAGTAAACCCCGATGAAGTCGGGCAGATGGACGGTCGAAATTATGGGCTGATTTTCGACGGGGAAATCCGGTACACCATCACAGGGAAAGATAACCCCGTTGATAGCTTTGTCCTCATTCAGGCGGCTGATTCTGACCGGGCATTCGCTACCTCGATCACTGCCCAGACGCTGGCGGCTGGCTATACGGTCTCTGATGTCAATGCAGTGCTTATGAAGGACTTCAACGCTAACGGGGCCACGGAAGGAAATACCCCTGCCATGCCTGCAACGGTGTTTCCTCGCGGCAGGGTGCTTTTTGGTATGACCCGGCATCTGATGGATAACGTCGCCGAGCAATGCAAGGCTGACTGGATGTTTGTCGACGGCAAGCGGGAAATGGTGGCGAAAAATGAGGTTGTTCACGAAGCCATTAAGCTGAACAGCGCCACCGGCCTTGTGGGTATGCCTCAGCAGACCATTGGTAGCGGCGTTAACGTCCGTTGCCTGATTAACCCTAACATCCGCGTTAATGGCCTGATCGAGCTGAATCAGGCTTCTGTGTTCCGTACCGCACTGGGGAATAGCGATATCGCCATGACGCAGGGGCGTATCACTGACCAGAACAACAACGGAAACATCACCATTGAAGGCACGACTGCGCAGCCTGCCAGTATTGCGACTGACGGCGTTTATATTGTCCGTGGCATTATGTACACTGGCGACACAAGGGGCCAGGCGTGGTACATGGATATGATGTGTGAAGCGCGTGGCGCGATGGATCTAAAAACTCAATCAGCACTGGAGAGAGGCGCTGGGTGAAAAAATTATTGATATTGATCGCTTTATTTTCTGCACCGGCACTTTCTGCCATCCAATGTGGCGGTTACAAGCTAACTATTAACGATTCTGAGGGTCTGGTAAGAATCAATGGAGAATTGGTTACCAGTCAAAAGGTTAAATATCTCGGAAAGAAAGGTGACGAATCAAATGCCAAATGGGATATGGGTATAATGCCTTCCCGTGATGGAAATAATTACGGATTTCAATTCATCAAGCGGGATGGCAAATCTTGGCTCAATGTTCAACTGCTACAGAACAGTATGGATGCGCCTAAATTGATTGGTTCATATCCATGCAAAACAGTATAAAAAAGCCCTGAGTTAATCAGGGCTAAAATCTCACTGCTTAAATATTTGCGATAGAACTATGGCGGCAATGATGAAAACTGCAAGCCTCCACCAATGGATCCCTTCCCTTTGAGCCGTTGGTTCCTGTTCTGAAAATTCCTCTTCCGATGTAGCTTTTCCAGATTTTTTCCCTGGGCCAACGGTGTATGACAAACCGGATCCCGGAATTCCAACGGTGGTTTTTATTCCTCTTCCACTTATGTTGGTAGTGGCGCCTTTTGGGCCAATCGACGTACTAACGCCACTCTTGCTGATATTGATTGCTAGGCCTGGAGCTATGCGTATCCGCTTCCTAAATCTGAAGCCCATAGGTATCTCCTGTAGTCAAAAATACTAAGTAATTAAATTTTTATTCTACCCCTCACTAAGTGAGGGTAATCATTATCTGGAGAAAACATGGGCGTATCAAGCCAAACCCGTAGTGGGGCGCTGGCGGAGGTTCTGGCGTCTGAGCGAAAGACGCTTAGCGAGCAAATGCGCGTAGCACTGCCGGGGATCATCCAGTCATTCGACCCAGAATCTTTGACGGCTGTTGTTCAGCCAGCGATCCGCTACATCGAGCGCGACAACGACGGCAACAAAAGCACGAAGGATTATCCGCTGCTGGTGGATGTTCCAGTTGTATTCCCTCGCGGCGGAGGCTGCACGCTGACTTTTCCTGTTAAGGCTGGTGATGAATGCCTTGTTATCTTTGCAGACCGCTGTATTGATTTCTGGTGGCAAAGCGGAGGTATTCAGGAGCCAGTAGACGAGCGCATGCATGATTTATCCGATGCCTTCTGCATTGTTGGTCCGCAGTCGCAGGCGAAGAAGATCGGCGGCATCAGCACCAGCGCAGTAGAGCTGCGCAGTGATGACGGGGAAACAAAGTTGAGTCTTAATCCTGCAAGCGGAGCTATCAACGGCACGGCGCCGGGAGGTTTTAACCTGAACGGGCTTAAAATTCTTTCGGACGGCCGCCTGCAGCTGGTGGATGGCTCAATCGTTGATAAGCATACGCATGGTGGCGTTGAGCCTGGTGGCAGCAGTACAGCACCACTCGGAGGATGATATGCGATACCGTCGAGAAGATGACGATGGGGATTACACCTTCGTTCAGGGCGATGATACCTGGCTGGTTAACTCCCCCGAGGCTGTCGCGCAGGCCATAAAAACTCGCTTTCTGCTCTGGTACGGACAGTGGTTTCTGGACACCACAGAAGGTACGCCATGGATTCAGTCAGTTCTGGGTAAGCAAAAGCCGGATACATACAACCTCGCTATCCGCAAGCGGATCCTCGAAACGCAGGGGGTTAGCTCAATCACTGCATTTAATACCACCGTTGACGGTACCACTCGCCGTGTAACGTTCACCGCAACGGTGGAAACCATCTACGGGACAACCACAGTAACCTCGGAGGCGTAATGTCTTTGGACCTCGACACACTCGGCTTATCGGCAACGGTAACCGCTGAGGGGATTAGTGCGCCCGATTATCAAACTGTGCTGGATACCATCACTGGTTATTTCCAGCAGATCTACGGCAGTGATGCCTATCTGGAGCCTGACAGCAAAGACGGCCAGATGGTGGCGCTGGTGGCGCTGGCCATTCACGACGCCAATAACACGGCCATTTCGGTTTACCGGTCATTTTCGCCGGCGACGGCCCTCGGGGACGCCCTGACGAGCAACGTCAAAATTAACGGCATCACCCGGCGTGCAGCGACAAACTCAACCGTCGATTTGCTTCTTACCGGCACCGTCGGTACGACCATCACCAACGGCTCGGTACGCGACACAAACAGCGTGGTCTGGAATCTGCCTGCAACGGTGGTCATTGGCTCCGACGGGACAGTGGTAGCTACGGCCACCTGTGCGAACTCGGGAGCGGTCGCCGCGGTAGCGGGGTCGGTAAACGGCATCAACACACCTACGCGCGGATGGGCTTCGGTAACTAACCCGCTGGCGGCTACAGTAGGCGTAGCAGCGGAAACAGATGCAGAACTACGCGTAAGGCAGTCGCAAAGCGTCGCGCTGGCGTCTCTCACGCCATTTGATGCGGTAGATGGTGCGATTGCCAACGTTGAAGGCGTGACCCGTCACAAACTGTTTGAGAATGATACCGAGACAACGGACGCTAACGGGTTACCAGAGCATTCTATCTCTGCTGTCGTTGAGGGTGGGGATGCAACAGAAATTGCCAATACCATCCGAAGCGTGAAGGGGCAGGGAGTTTCCACCTACGGCACGACTGCCGTGGTAGTCACAGATAAGTATGGAAACCCTTATACCATTCGCTTCTCTCGCCCAGTAGATGTTCCGGTATACGTGTCAATTACCCTGAAGGCGTTAACTGGCTACACCTCCGACATTGGCGATGAAATGAAAGCCGCTGTGGCTTCGTACATTAACTCTCTCGCCATTGGTGATGGTGTGCTGCTGAGCAGGGTTTATTCCCCGGCGAATCTCGGCGTAGTAAGCGGTGGGAATGCGCGATATTACGACATTATGGAGCTGTTAATAGGCCGGTCGGCTGAGTCCGTCGCAGCAGCTAATGTCACAGTCGTATATGACGAGGCTGTTTCATGTAGCGTGGAAAATATAGAGATAACGGTGACAGCATGAGCAAATACACCGAACTTATTTCCAACTACCATGCAGGAAAACCAAAATTTTTAAAACATGTTGACCTGTCGACAAGGCCGCTAATTGATGTGTCTGGTTCAGTGTCCGGTCTTATCTCTGCGTTCGACATAGATACTGGCGTAGGGGCACAACTTGATATTCTTGGTAAATGGATTGGAGTAGCCCGGACTGTTGCCGCGCCGATATCTGGTGTTTTCCTTGAATGGGACAAAGAACGAGTGGGCTGGGACCAGGGGATCTGGCTTGGTCCGTACCAGTCTTCTGACGCAATAACATACCTGAGTGATGACGTGTACCGGGTCGTGTTAAAGGCCAGGGTGGGTATTAATAACTGGAATGGTCAGAACGGAACGCTGCCAGACATTCTGGAAACAGCGCTCGCTGGTACTGGGATTAAAATGATCATCCTCGATAATCAGGATATGACGATCTCAGTGCTCATCGTCATTGATTCTGAATATTTAATGTCTGTAACAGACCGGTTGATATTTGATTCAGGTATGAATCGTGGTCCCTTTATTTCTCTTCCTGATGATTACACACCATCGCGATATGACATTAACCCAATAGATAAACTTCCCGCTGAGTTTGTTTTTGTGGTTCGTGCTGGCCTCCTTACGGTAAAAGCGGCCGGAGTAAGAGTTAGAGAAACGGTTACGCCCTCTAATGGATATAAATTCTTTGGTTTTGATGTCGAAAACGACTATATCGCTGGATTTGAGTCCGGTGCATGGGGAGAAAATTTCTGATGCCAGTTAACAACTTTAAACCATTTGCAATTGCATCTGGCTCAAATGTGACATCACAGACGGAATGGGAAGGTTTGATCGCCCTTTCTACAGGATTTACTGCAGGGCTGGCCAGGGCCGCCCAGATTAATAAAGCGCTGCGGCAGGGGACCGTTATGGCGAGCGTCTTAGCTCAGTTCATGGCTGAGACAACCGGAGAGGATGTGCTTGATGATGGTGACACAGCAAAGCTTGTATCCCTGATTACCATGTCAGTTAATTCTGTTGCGCGGAGTGCGCTTCCAGTTGGAACCCCCATCCCTTGGCCCTCAGATAGTCTACCCGCAGAGGGAAACTTCGCATTTATGCAGGGGCAAACATTTAGTCCGACGGCATATCCGTTACTGGCTGCTGCGTACCCGTCAGGTGTAATTCCAGACATGCGTAACTGGACCATTAAAGGGAAACCAGCTACCGGGCGTGCGGTGCTATCACAGGAGCAAGATGGTGTTAAATCCCACTCGCACACAGCATCTGCCTCATCAACAGATCTTGGAACTAAAGTCACGAGTAGTAACGGTGACCACTCCCACACGTGGGGATCTGCTATGCAGAAACAGGGGGGAAGTGATCAGGAGGTTGGCAATAATAGTGGGAATAATTTTGGTGTGACATCTACTGCAGGCGCTCATACACACTCTGTAGTAATTGGGGCCCACTCACATACCATCACGGTCGATGCTACTGGTAATGCAGAAAACACCGTTAAAAACATCGCATTCAACTACATCGTGAGGCTCGCATAATGACTTTTGAAATGTCTGATAAAACTCAGGTTGTAACCGTTTATCATATCAGTGACGACACGGGGGAGTTGGCGGGCTTTGAAGAGTTGTCAATCCCGCCTCACACTGGATTGCCAGCCTGCTGCACCAAAATAACACCGCCAGAAATAGGGCCCGGAGAAGCAGCGGTTTTCAATTTAGCTGCTGGGCTGTGGTCTCTTATTGAGGACCATCGCGGAAAAACCGTATACAGCACAGTATCTGGAGAATCTATTGAGATTTCAGCACTCGGAGAACTGCCAGAAGGGGTAACGACGAAGGCGCCAGCGGACAAATATCAAAAATGGGATGGCGATAACTGGGTTGACGATACAGAAGCTAAACGCCTGGCTGAAGTGAGCAATGCTACTGAGCTATTGACCGAATTGATGCGCGAAGCAAACGCAAAAATAGCTCCTCTAAACGACGCTATAGAGCTTGGTATCCAGACTGAAGAGGAAATTACGAAACTGGCTGAGTGGAAAAAATACCGCGTTGCATTGAACCGCATTGATACATCTACGGCACCCGATATCGTTTGGCCTGAAATTCCTGCCTGATCCGCTTCTGAGGTAACACCACTATGCCATTTTATTTAACGCGGGATCCGGTTCCGTCGGCAGACATGCGTAACGTTTTTGATAACGCTCAGAATCTGGACCTTGCACTCAATGATTTAACTTCATCCTTATGGACTGATCGGCTCGGTCGTAGCCGTATGTCATGGTTCGGACTGGAGTCTGCATTTTCGGTAAAACTGAGTGACTTTGAATCCCGATTTACCAGCCAGATAGTCGAGCAGGAAGCCACTTTTGATGCTTCTCAAGCGGATAAAGAAAACCGGTTTCAGCACTTTCTCGTGTCTTCTGGGTATGTATTTCTTGGGGATTACGAAGATGGTCCTTTTCAGTTCAGCGCCCGTAACCAGTATATCCGTTACGATAATCAGTATTACCGCCTGAATGCTGCTACTGACGTCGGCTTTACGACCACCGGAACCGATGCAACCAGCTTTGTGAACGACGTTACTCACTTCGTTCTGATGGATGGTGACACGCTTCGCCAAAACCTGGGTTCAGGAGAAGAGGAAGAAGGTGACGCACTACTGGCTGTAAAGCAGCTTTTTGAAGGTGCAGTTTCCAGAACGCAGCATGACAAGAATTCAGAATTTTTTAGCCTGATGGACGCTGGTGGTGATCGTGATTCGTTTGACCCAGAGACACTGGAATTATTGGTAAAGGCGGTTGCTAACCAGTTGCGCATTCCTTACCTGGGGGCACAGCAATTTGCGTTGCCCGGCCAGACACTAAAAGCCTGGCGGTACATGGACGGCTTTAAAGACCGTGGTGCTGTCGCTTCGTTCATGAGTGTGGACTCCCCAGATAGTTCAGAGCCCACTACTCAGGTGCTTGGGTTATCTGATGCCTCAGCACTAGGAAAATATAGTGACCGTGATACTGTTGTACTTTTTGCTCAAGCAGAAGGACAGCCACCGCTACTAGCAACTTCCAATACCACGTTTACAGCAACAACTGTAACATCCCCGGATTTTGCGACTGTTGCTGATAAATTGCGTCGAAAACAGATAATTGACGTTGTTGATGCTAATACTCCCTCCAATATCTATAGCGGTTGGATAGTGGCGTATGATGCCAATACAAACACGATAACTATAGATACAGCGTGGTATTTAAAAGGTGGCAATGGGATTACCACTGGGACGCCAAGCTCTGGTTCAAGTTTAAAACTGGTCCCAAATACTAAAATCTGGGGGCAGAACACCAACGTTATTCTGAAACCAACGTCAGATGCTGTAACTTTTGCCGGATATGAATTAGGCCTGTTAAATAACAAAAATACGTACCCTACCGGATATGGCTATGATGCCGTCTCAATAGGTACATATGCAACGGAGAACGGATTTCAGGCGCGCGGAAAACTCTATTGCGGATTCAGAAACTACGCCCAAGGGGATTACGGCTTTATCGGTGGTGGCCATCAATATGGATATTACGATTCTGGCAGTGTACGCGGGTTGTTTGCTTGGAATAACGTCTATGGCGTCAATGTAAAAAGCCCAACATCTTACGCTTTCATCTTGCATGACTCATCAAACAATTTTGTGACTGGTATGAATGCCGCCGGGGCATGGCAGACGTTGCGTCTACATAGTGCCGTAACCTCTCCGGGGGCAACAGTGATTTCTTTCGCCACTGTAACCTACATCACTCCGACTACCGGAGCCTCTGGTGCAATAATGCCATCCGCTAGTGTTGGGAAAGTTCTTTCTATCAGAAACTTGTCAAGCTCAGTGGCACTCACAATGACTGGAGTATTTGAAGGTGGCGCTGGTGGATTCTCAATCGCGCCAAAAAATACTGTGACATTCCATTCAGATGGCACATATTGGTATCCAATTTCTAGATACACACCATAAGGATAAATCATGGAGATTAGTATTCCAGCAGGTTTTGAATCTTTTTTACTAGGCGGTCCTTACAAATTTAGTAAAGACTCCATAATTACTGTGACAGTAATCTCTGTCTTTGTATTAGACACTGAACAAAAAATTGCATCAGTTAAATACTCTGTAAGTGTCGACACTGACGCTGATGCAGGATTTACGCGTGCAGATGTTATGCAATACTCCGACGAAGAGCGCCTTACTGAAGAGGCTGAATATTTCCTGTTGAATTTGTATGGAGAGTAA